GGTTCTCCCTCTCGAAAGAGAGGAATTGCCTCGTCTGGGTGTTTTATCCTCAGGCGGTTATCTTAGAGTCTAGCAAGACTCCATCTGAAAAGATGAGATAGTAACGCACTCTAAGCTGACCCTACAGGCCGAGATTTGAAACTCAATGAAAACTAGTTCATCACGCCGTAAATCATTACCACCACCCCACGTGTTTAGGGGTACCCTCAAATGGGTAATAAACACCATTTTAAGGATGTACGATGATAAATCAATACGCCTGATGGACCAATGAGTCACCGTCGTCGAAAACCTTGTCAAGAACCATGGCCCTAAACAGGCCGTGATCAAGATAAAGATTATTAGACTACATGTGACGCGTTATCTCTGCGGTAGTCCCATGTTTGTAAACTCGGTTAATGTTTCCGTTAACCGATCTGGGTTGCCACGCATATTAGGTCCTTTACAAGACTTAATATGTAGCAGAGATCCACAGCAAGTTAGGTTCGTTTTAACACTCATGCAACTCTCTCGAGTAATCGAGGGAGGGCATGGAGAACCTGATTTCTTACCCATAACTTCCAAGCCTGCTAAGCAGGACTTTTCGGAATATAGTAAAGAAATCGAGGAAGCTCTAAGGGACCTTAAAATACCCTTAAACCAACCCCAACCTACTTGGAAGGAGTTCCACCCTTCTATGAAAAAGGGTCCGAATGGTCAAGCCTTGATATCCTCAATCGAGGATGCCTGGGCTTTGAAGGATGATCCCCAGTTACTCAGGGATATCCTCCGCCTTTCGGGTAATAGGCAGTTGGCTGTAATGATTAGCCTTTGTCAGTCTGTACCGGTTGACAAATGGGTCCGTAGCGTTAAAGGTGAAACCTTTAAGCCTAAAAATAATCTAAGGAAGCTTGCGAGCATCCTTGACCCAGAATGCAAGGTCAGAATTATTGCAATTCTAGATTATTGGTCCCAAACTGTTCTTAAACCTCTCCATGACAATGTCATGAAGATGCTAAGAAACTTACCTGCTGATAGAACATATCAACAGGTTAGTCCTATTACAGTTACTCCAAACGCACACTGACACTCATTAGATTTGTCTAATGCTACCGACCGATTCCCCATCGGGTTTCAGAAGGAAGTCATTAAATTAATCTATGGTGCAGAGTACTCAGATGCATGAGCAAGAGTAATGGTCTCACGACCATTCTCAACCACGGGCGATCCGGTCTTTTATGCGGCCGGACAACCAATGGGTGCCTATTCATCATGAGCAGTTTTCACGCTCAGCCACCATATTCTTGTCAGCATCGCAAGGAAGCGATGCCAAGTTTCAGTCAAAGATCTGAGTTATCAGATCCTTGGTGATGATATTGTGATCGGGAACGATCTAGTGGCCGATATGTACCGGACACTACTCGCCGACTTAGGAGTGGAAGTTTCCGCAACTAAGACACACATATCAAAGAATATGTTTGAGTTTGCCAAGAGGTGATACCTAGATAACCGTGAGGTGTCAGGAATCCCCATAAAAGGATTCCTACAGGTAAAGAAGTCCTGATGAAGCCTTCTCCCCGAGTATCGAGAAGCACTTTCCAGAACTACCTTTACCGACACCCAGCCGGCCCCCAGAGCCTTCCTAAGTCTCTTAAAGTTGCACGGACTGCCTTTTCGTTTTGCGAAAAGCCTAAGTGATACCGCACTACTACTATCTCCGGAAGGAGAACGTAGAGGGTGCTGGTCCACTTTACGGAGCAGACATTCAGAACATCTGCCCGGGGGATGTGTGAGAGGTGAGGACTGGTTCGAAAACCAGCTCACATCACATATCGCGGTCCTAGAGGCTGCAACTTTAGAAGACAGTCTCAAATCCCTTCGCAAAAAGGTCAGTGCTTTCTCGGATAAAACACGAGAAATACTCCTTTCTTGCGGTATATCTGAGACCGATCTCCCACGCTACAACATAGCCCTACCTCCTTTTGCAGTAGGGAATGCTCTACTCAAGGAGGCCAAGGACAAAATCCAAGGCCTCAAGGAGCGCAGCTATACCGATAAGGAAATACTCGACATGGCTGGTAACGCGATGATATCCGACCCTCTTTCACTTTTACATGAAAGAAAGAAGAACATCAAGGCCAGAGCCCAGATCGATCTAACACGGAAGCTACTAAAGTATTTAAGATTAGTAGAGAGCTTAAGAACGCAGGTGTTAACTGCGCACTCAGACAGGCTACCCGAGCTGTTTGCAAGTCAGCAGGAGTTCCTACCTTCCTATGCTAGAGATAAGGTGTCATGATCCCATATAGAATCCCTCGAAGAGAGAAGAATCCAAGAGGGGTTCTATAAATAAGGGAGGTGACTCTAATCATATCAGGCAACAAAACAAGTTCCATTGCCCTAACCGAACCGTTTCTTTCGAAACGGACCGGGTCTCACGATCTGGGGGTCTGGTTAGGAGATACTCTTCTCCCCAAGGTAGATCCTTTATTGGATCTACCTAGGAGAAGGAAG